AGTAGATGTAGTTAAATTACCTGCAATAACATTACCGGTTAGACTGATATTACCAGTAGCGTTAATAAATCCACCAGTAATGTTGCCGGCTGCACTAACTATACCACCAGTTAAAATATTGCCACCGGTGATGTTACCTGGGGCACTAATTAAACCAACAGATGTAGTGATATTGCCATTTGCTGTAACAAATCCACCTATAGTAGCATTACCACCTATAGTAGCATTACCACCAATGGCAATATCACTAGTGATGTTTGCATATCCTTTGATATTTGCACCATTCGGACTAAACACTATTACGTTTGCAGTTCCGCCAATACTGGCCTGCATATTTCCACTTGGCGTTTCAATTGCCATTTCTGTAGTGCCTGAAACAATTCTTGTGCCACCTGCAATTCCAGTCATCAATGCACCATTGCCAATGATGTAACTGCCAGAAATATTAGCACTTGTAATAATATTAGAACCGTTAGTACCACTTGCTAGGTAAGTGGCTACATTTGAGTTTCCATATGCCACTGGCAAACCTGTTAGTTGACTACCATTACCTAGAATGTAACTGCCAGTTATGTTACCAGTTGCACTGATCAATCCACCAGTTAACACATTACTGCCAGTTATGTTACCAGTTGCACTGATCAATCCACCAGTTAACACATTACTGCCAGTTATGTTACCAGTTGCACTGATCAATCCACCTACTCCAATCGATGCCGCACCAAGCGCACCATTGGTTGAAATGTTGCCGCCAATTATGTTACCAGTTGCACTGATCAATCCAGTAACGTATTCGCCCGATGTTGCCCATTGCACAACATTTGCACTACCGGTTATGCTGACAGTAACATTGCTGTTGGCACTTACTCTTACGTTACTGGTTCCGTTGGTAATAGCAGCACCTGCGGCAGCAACAATGTTGGTCAACTGACTGCCATCACCAATGATATAAGCACCAGTTACGTTGCCACCAGCACTTACCTGACCAGCAGTGCGAACATTACCTCCAACTATGTTGGCGGCGGCACTTACAACACCGCCAGTATTTAAATTTCCACCGGTTAGATTGCCAGTAAATGTTTGACTTACAACTACAACATTGCCAACAATATTGCCACCAACATATAGATTGCCGTTGATACCAACTCCACCAGCAACTGTTAATGCACCTGTGGTACTGCTAGTACTGTTTAATGTATTAGTAATAGTTACTGGATTGGTATAATAACTCAAGGGACGATTCAAATCAAACAAAGTAATAGTAGCACCAGCACTAGTGGTAACAAATCCAAATTCAAATGTGCCAGCGGCTGCAAATGTAATCACATTGGCTGAATATCCTTGCACCCCTGTGGTGCCTACGCTGACTGCTGAAGGCAGGGTCATTGTGCGTCCAACGGTGTCAACAACAATTTGCATTCGCAACATACCTGCGGAACCTGCTGCTGGAAAATTAGTAAAACTCAAACTTATATTTCCAGCCATGTAAATGGTTTGATAATGCCCGGCACTGTAGTCGATAGCAATAGAACCCGATGTGGCTGTCAGCAGCACTTGTGTGGCACTGAAATCTTGTATCTTGGCAGCATACAACAAGTTGTCATTCATGTTGTTGTCTAGTGTGGTGCCGTCCAGTGCGGCTTTGAGCAGCACTTTTGACTGCAGATCATTTAGTTCATCCTCTGCGTATTGAAAATTCTGTTTGATATTGGTAAAATTGTCACGCATGCCCTGCGTGTTGTTGCTGACACCTGCTGTGGGGTACAGCCCGTCTATGTTGTTGGGATTGATCTGACTAGTCATACTGGTTCCTTGTATTAGATATTTATTGCAACGGCGATTCCACTAAATAATCCAAAGGCCCTTGAGCAAATGCAAAAGAAAACTAGAAGCATATTAGAAGAACTGGACAGTTTGTACATCGAACGTGATCGCAGAGCCATCATTGAAACTCGCGCCAGCAATCTAATAGAAACAGCCATTCGTTTGCTGGAACAAATTGACGCTGAATTCTCGCCCGATCAAGCAGAGAATCTTCAGCGCAAACTGCTGAATGCAATACGTCAACGAGACACCAGCAAGTTCTCACGGTCCGTAAGGAGAACCAATGCAGATCTTTGAAATCACTGCCAAAAAATCCATACAAGAAGCTGTAAACCCTGGTGCTGTGATTGGTGCACTAGGATCTAAATTGGCTGCTTACAATGCACAACAAGCCGGATTAAGCATGCCAAATGATTCAGCCGGTGGCAGTGCTTACGGAGATATGCGAGCCAAGGCGGCGGCCGCCGCAGATCCCTTGATCAATCAAATGGCCGCAGACGAATTGACCAACTGGAATCGAACCCTGAACAATGCCATGCAATCTGCTGGTGTGAACACCCCCAGTGCATTGCCTCCAGCCACTAGACGAGCAATATCAAACAGTTTTATGGCTAGAGTTTTCCAATATTTTCTTGAAGGCAAGTTAGGCGACAATCTAAATGATTTTCCCGAAATGGTAGATAAAAAATCTAGATCTGAAGCCAATACTTTGTTGACCAAATTAAATGCTGCTGTTAGAGGCATACTCAATTACTACAGTCCCGCAACCACACCAGAGGGCCAATTTCAGCAATGGAAAGATCTTTCTAAAGCAACATACGATATGAGATCCCTGATGCAATTCAATCCTGCATCTGGTTCACAAACACGTCGAATGCAAGTGATGCCACCTATTGTGATAGGGCCGGGCACCACAGGCAGTGTAAAGATTGGCAGAACCACGTTGAATACTTCACCACAACAAACAATTATAGCTCAGTTGATTAGGAAAATACAAGGTTCGCCTACTGCTGCCGCTCCGGTAGTCAGTATAGATCGCAGAGGGGATGTTGCGTTGGACAACATGTTATTGTCACCTGCAGATGCTGTGCAAGCCGAATTGATAAAGATTATCAAATCTGAAATACAAAAGGCCAATCCATGAAAACCCTACGCACACTATTAGAAGGCGGCAATGTATTCAAGGATGCAGAAGGCAATCCACTCACAGGTCGTATCAATCAAAGCGACGTGCCTGCCACTGTGGCCTGGCTTGAACAACTTACCGGTATTGAATTTCCACGAGAACGCTGGCTGGGTTCAACAGGCAAAGCACCCACGTCGGGCGACATGGATCTTGCTGTGGATGCCAATCAAGTGTCAAAAGAGCAATTGGCCGCAAAACTAACACAGTGGATTGTGGGACATAAATTGCCGCCTGCTGAATGGATCAAAAAGGGCGGCGAAGTACACCTGCGCACACCCATACAAGGACGTCCTGACCTGGGCTATGTGCAAACAGACTTCATGTTCTTTCCCAACTTGGACTGGGGCACATTCTACTACAACCAAGGCGCAGGATCAGCCTACAAAGGTATGAATCGTGCTGTGTTGATGAGCAGTCTAGCCAAGCACTACGGACTCAAACTGGGCGCCAATGGTGTGTTCAGTCGTGCTAACAATCAGTTGTTGACCATGGATCCTGATGAAGCAGCACGGATGATTCTTGGACCCGGTGCCACAAAAGACAATCTCAGCACTGTGGAAACCATTTTTGCCGCATTGGCCAAAGACAAGGACCGAGAAGCCAAGATCAAAGACTTCCGTGACTACTTGACCAAAGAAGGTTTAGCGCAGCCTGATGCTGTGACAGAAGATGCAGATACTTACTTCTTGGCCCGCCTGCGTGATAGAATTGTCAACCAAGGCATGCAACCCTTAGTAGAACGTGAAGCGGCCAATCCCTATCAAATTTACGAAGCCGACGAAGGCAATGTGGGTGGTAGAGCCAAGGGCATTGAACACCTGGAAGATCTGGTGTTTCGCAAAGGATCACGTGGTGCTACTGAAGCATTGAGCATACTTGATCAGGCTGCTGCTAGCCCGGGCTCAACAACCAGTGTAAAGTGGGATGGCATGCCTGCTGTGTACTTTGGTCGCAAACCTGACACAGGGGAGTTTGTGCTCACAGACGGCTCAGGTTTTGAAGCCAAGGGCTACGATGGTTTAGCCACAAGTCCCCGAATGATGGCCGACATACAAAACACACGTTCAGGAGATAGATCTGCGCTGATACAAACTTACGCTAGATTGTTTCCTGTACTAGAAGCCTCATTACCTGCCAACTTCCGTGGTTATGTACAAGGTGATTTGTTGTATCAGACCACACCTCCACTAGAAGCCGGCAACTATGTGTTCAAGCCCAACACTGTGCAGTATCGTATTCCTGCAAAAAACTCATTGGGTCAGCGCATAGGTAACAGTGAGATTGGCATTGCCATGCACACCATGTACTCGGATGCAGGTGATCCCAAGCAGCCCTTGCGGCGTGTGAAGTTCAACGATGTTCCGGGCCTGTTGTTGATTGAGCCTATCTTTGCCAAAGAGATGGTGCCAAACACAGATCTTGCAAAACAAATCAAAGCACTGGTGCGAGACAAAGGTGCTGCAATTGACATCTTGTTTAACCCTGCTGAACTAAAAAGACAACAACTCACAGATCTAGCAAAACTGTGTGTAGACTACATCAACTTCAGAATCAAACAACCCGGGGGCAACTTTGACAACTTGTTGTCAGGATTTGGCGACTGGCTGCAGACCAAAGTAACACCACGTAAATTTGCCAACATTGTGGAATACCTACAGAGCCCTACTTCAAACACAGAAGGCTTGGCCGCAGCATTCACCTTGTTCTTGTTGTTGCACGATTTAAAATTAGACGTATTGCGTCAACTGGATTTGAAAGATCCCGGACACGAAGGTTGGGTCATGGCCACCCCTGCAGGTTATGGAAAAGCGGTAAATAGATTTGACTTTACAGCAAGAAATGCGGCTAGAAATAATCCGCAACAGGCATGATTTTTACCGATTGTATAAATAAAAGCAGGTCCACCGAGACCACTTAACCTTAAAGGAAATTTATCATGGCACAATTTACAAAAGTAAATGGAACTACACAACCAGTATTTGCACTGGACGTTGCTAACGGCAGTATCTCTGGCACAGCCAACGTTGCGGCCCAAGGCCCAGTTCAAATTCAAGGTCCAAAACTGGACTTCTTCACACTCACAGCCAACGCTGCCCTTACCAATGCTGGTAACGTCAATGGTTACTTGAACAACGTGTTGACAGCAATCCAACAAACTGGTACTATTGCAATCTATCAAGCCGGCGCAACTGCTGGTACAATTAGTTTGGCTATCTACCCAACTGGTGCTTATACCACAACTACCCTGGTTACCGCTGCT